CGGTCTTTTTAGGGCGGACGGCAAACACAATAAGTGAAAATTATCTATAGAAAATAAAATAAAACAGTGATAGAAAAACTGCCAAGTTTGTTTAATCGGTGGTGGAAAAACCGACTGCAGCGCAAACTTGTAACTCATGATAGAACTGCAAAAATTCATGAGTATTGGATTATTGGACTTAACCAATATAACTGGCATCATAGCCAGTTAGTGGGGGCACCGAAATGAACAACCCCAATGAAAAGTCTTCAGAAGCTGCTCGCATCACCAAAGGGGAACCTGAAGAAGGAACGGCACTGAATATGTTCAAAACCCGGTTGCGAGGAACTACACCTCCGGTTATATAATCAAAGCCTTCAGGTGCTGAGACCTTAGTGGACATAAGGTCACATATAGGAGCCGCAGCGCATCTATTGAAAAACGGCAACTGCCATTCAGAACCTCCGGTTGTTGAACAATCAAATATTGCTCTCAACTTCTGAGGTCCAAGGTAGTTGGCTGTGATAGTGCCAATCACAGCTGTCCAAACTTGAGAAGCTAGAGGAAGAATCGTGCCAGTGACATAAGGAACGACCATAGTCATGACGCGCACATTTTGAGTGTCTTGTGGAACGATTTTCCCTCTAAGACCACCTCGCAAAAGCGCAAAACACGGAGCCAAAAACGTCATTGAATCTGGGGTTACTGAAGCCACAGTGAAACCTGTGGCGTCAATGAAACCCATGTCTATTTGGTACATGTTCCAAACGTGAGCAAAACCTGGTGCGGGAGATGTGTCTGTTGTCGAATGAGAAAACCTCTTTAAAAGTTGCCTTATTGAAGTGACTCTTTCACCAATACACAGACGCGAAGGAACATCAGTCTCAGAATTGCTCGAATTGCCTATATTTTCTGAGACGATTTCACAAACATTCCGACCAGACTGAGGTGTGTAGACTTGTGTAGGCCTACCAGACATGTCGCAAGGCTCAGCAAGCTCAAAGTCTTTGCCTGCTGAAGCTTCAATTAAGATCGTAATCGACTGCGGGACATTGGCGGGACATCCCAAGGTATTGAGCACATAAACATATACAATTCCATAAGCGCTGTCGCCACCAGTAATAGAACGGTAAGGCGTAATAGACATGTAAGGAAACTCAAGAGTAAACTCATTGCCCATGCGAACATCAATAATTTCACGATGTTCATAAGCCGAACCAGCGAAAGTAGAGCCCGCTGGAAATCCCGCGGCGTTTTCATAAGGCTTGAAAACAACCAAAAGCCTACCAGTGTGAAACTCTGTCTTGACCAATTTGAAAGTGAACTTGATGCTTCCTCTATATAGAGAAAAGAACCCTGAAAAATAAGAAATTGGTGCAAGTGAGTAAACAGAAGTTGCAGCTATAGTGCTGGTAGTCACATAAGCGCGCGGAGTCAATTGCTCATTTGTCAAAAGAGCATCTCCCTGAACATTCGAAGTGGTCCACAAAACTCTCTTGTAAAAAGAGGAAATACTAGTCAAATAAGACAAAGACATTTCGTCTAAATCAGTGCCTGCGAAACCAGGAAGTTCCTCAATGGCATTAGAGTCAGTGGCCCCAAGAACTGTGGAGTTGTCTGCCACATCAACATTGGTAAATCTAGGAGTAATAAATCTCTGGATCATCATGGTTTGGGCGGCATTGTGGGGTCTGGACCAGCCAAAAGCTGAAGCCACCTTAGCTGCAAGCGAAGTTGCCCATGAAACTGGTCCAGCAACTGAACTCAGAAAGGGAACCCCGCTTATAACAGCGGCACCCTGACTGACCATAGTAAGACCTGTGCTCAAAGGTCCCAGTCCTTGCGATTCTTGCTCAGCTTCAAATGGGGCACGAACTTTTCTTCGAACTTTGGTCTTTGCTCCGGCTCTACTTTGAGGTTGGGCTGGCATGCAATATTCCACATCTTCAAAATGAGCAAAAAGAGACCACGTAGCGTTGAGAGAACCAGTCGAAACAGCAAGAGGCTCATAGGCTGCAATGAAAATACTTCCATTGTTGCCAAA